CACTTCAGGTACAAATCCGTTCCAAGTAGGTCAAGGTAACGATGATAGTTTGCGTTTTTATTATAACGCTTCTGAACGTATGCGCATCACCAGCAGCGGTAATGTAGGCATTGGGACGAGTTCGCCAAAATTGAATGCTAATGCGGGAACATTTTTATCTGTTATCAATGCAAGTGCAAATGGTTGGCTAGAAGTCGGAACAGGATCAACCACAGATGGGATCGGCGGCGCTATTACATTTAACAATACTAATGTTGTAGGTACTGATAAAAGAGTAGCCCAGATATCTTCTGCTAGAGCAGGGGCGAATAATACAGCTAATTTGATTTTTTCTGTAGCCAACGCAGGCTCAATCGCAGAAGCCATGCGCATCGACAGCAGCGGTAACTTGCTGGTGGGTCAAACTTCTATAAATTACAACGATATTGGCGGCAGCATTTCGGCAGGTGGAACTTTAAGGGTGTGTGCTGACAGCTACCATGCAGCCACTTTCAACCGTAAAACTCTTGATGGCGATATTGCCATATTCTACAAAGACGGCTCCCCGGTGGGGAGTATTGGGACTGAGGGTGGCACATTTTGGCTTGCGGGCAACTCAACTCAAAACACGGGGATTAGGTGTTATACTGTTGGTATCGCTCCTTGCGATAGTGCTGGGGTTTACAAAGACAACTCAAGAGACTTGGGTAGCATCACTGTCCGTTGGGACGACATCTACGCTACCAACGGCACCATCCAAACTTCTGACCGCAATGAAAAGCAGGACATCGAAGCCCTTTCTGATGCAGAGCAACGTGTAGCTGTAGCTGCCAAAGGTTTGCTGCGTAAGTTCCGCTGGATTGATGCTGTAGAAGAAAAAGGCGATGAGGCCAGAACGCACTTTGGTATCATTGCACAAGACCTACAGGCTGCATTTGCGGCTGAAGGATTAGACGCTGGTGACTACGCCATGTTTACCTCAAGCACATGGACTGACGAAGAAACAGGCGAAGAAAGAACCAGAATGGGCGTAAGATACAGTGAACTTCTCGCCTTTATTATTGCCGCAATTTAACTTGGAGAAATCACAATGGCTATCACTTACACTTGGATTATCCCCACCTGCGAACACGACATCGCAACAGGTGGCATTAACGTAGTACACTGGCGCTGCACAGGCGTAGACGGAGATCACTCTGCGTCATCCTATGGCACAGTGGGCTTAACACCTGACCCATCTGCTGCTGGCTTTGTTGCGTATGCTGATGTGACTGAAGCACAGGCGCAGGGCTGGGTCTGGGGTAGTGTATCACAGGCTGATACGGAAGCTGCTATCGCTGCAAAGATTGATGCATTGATTAACCCAACTGAAGCCTCGGGAACACCTTGGGCTGCTTAACTTAACTTAAAAGGAGATCACGATGGCCGAAGATAAAAAGGTAATCACGATCAACGATGTTGACTACACAGAAGACCAGCTAACCGATCAGCAGAAAGTGATGATTAACCACATCAACTCTTTGCAACAGAAGATCAACTCGGCCCAGTTTAATTTGGATCAGTTGATGGTTGGCAAGGATGCTTTTGTAAACATGCTGACGGCTTCACTTGAAGCACCAGCGGAAGACGAAGCTGAATAGCTCGCACAACATAACGCAACTGGCCAGCTATATGCTGGCCTTTTGCATATTTGGTACAATGTGCTATATTGGCCGCAATGCGTTTTCCGAGAGGCGACAATGGCTTTAATTGATCTAAACATTCCAGCTGGCGTCTATCGCAACGGCACTGACTTGCAGAGCATGGGCCGCTGGCGTGATGCAAGCCTTATTCGCTGGCATGACGGCGTTATGCGTCCGGTGGGCGGATGGCGCACACGCAACAACAACGCTGCAAACGCAAGCATACGCGGCATGACCACTTGGACCACAAATAGCAGCGACCGCTGGATTGCCGCTGGCACATACAACAAACTTTATGCTTGGGCCGCTACTGGCACTCAATATGACATTACCCCGGTTGGATTAACTGCTGGGCGTGAGGACGCAATATCTTTCACAGGCTACGGCGGAGCGGAGTTTGGCGCATACGCATACGGCATTGCGCGACCTGACACAGTTCGCATTCAGCCAGCGACCAGCTGGGATTTGGAAACGTGGGGCGAATACTTGCTGGCGTGCAACGAAGACGATGGCAAGATTTACGAATGGCAGCTCGGCACAGGTACGCCCGCTGCGGTTTTGTCTAACGCACCGACAAGCAATCTTGGTTGCGTTGTAACTGAGGAGCGTTTTTTGTTTGCGCTTGGCGCGGGCGGCAATCCTCGCAAGGTGCAGTGGTCTGACCGTGAGGATAACAATTCATGGACGCCAGCAGCTACAAATGAGGCGGGTGATCTTGAGCTAAACACGTCTGGCGCATTGATGAAGGGCGTGACTGTTGCTGGTCAAACCTTGCTTTTGACAACACGCGATGCCCATGTTGCAAACTACATTGGCCCGCCATACGTTTACGGCATTGAGCGCGTTGGCACGTCCTGCGGGCTTGCAGCAAAGCAGGCTGCCGTTGTTGTGGATGCGGGTGCATTCTGGATGGGCGTTAATTCGTTTTATATGTATCAGGGTGGTCAGGTTCAGGAGTTGCCCTGCGACGTGTCAGATTATGTCTTCAATGACATTAACCGCGGCCAGATCAGCAAATCGTTTGGCATGTCTAATTCCATGTTTGGCGAGATTACTTGGTTTTACCCAAGCGCGGCATCAACGGAAAACAATCGCTATGTGACGTTTAATTACACAGAAAACACATGGTACATTGGCGAGCTGGCCCGCACAGCTGGCGTTGACCGCAGCGCATTCCGCCAGCCAATGATGGCTGACCCAGCGGATTACAAGATTTACGAACATGAGATTGGCTTTGATTACGGTGCGTTGACACCTTACGCCGAGACGGGTCCGTTCCGCATTGGCGCTGGAGATCAAGTTATGAGCGTGACTGAGCTTCTGCCGGATGAAAAGTCGCAAGGTGACGTAAATGCCGTTTTTAAGACGCGCTTTTACCCGAATGGCACTGAGCGGTCATACGGGCCTTACTCCATGAGTAACCCGACATCGGTGCGGTTTACCGGGCGTCAAGTGCGGATGCGCGTTGAGGGTCAGCGTTTGTCTGACTGGCGTGTTGGCATTAATCGGCTTGAAGCTGTTGGCGGTGGCCGTCGATGACGCAGCAAAACCGTCCACCAGAGCCGCGAGATAAGGACTGGCAGACGTGGGGTCGGCGCATGATGTCGTACCTCTCGCAAACCCGTTCTGCGCTGGTTCAGCAGACTGGCGACGAAAGCGCTGCCGATGATGGCACGTTGATGTGGGACAGGGTTAACCAATATCCGGTCGTGAGTAAAAACGGCGCGTGGGTTCAGGTTGTGTTAGAGGACGGCAATGCCAGCGGCTCAATTACAACTGACCAAACAGCTGTTGCGATAAACACAGCGTACGCTTTAACGTACACTTTATCATCATCTGATGGGATTACTAGCGGCACACCAGCTTCGCGCTTGGTGTTTGAGGAAGCTGGCGAGTACATGGTTAGCTTTTCGGCGCAGATTGCGTCCACATCCAGCTCAACTGTAAACTTCTGGTTTTGGCCTCGCGTCAACGGAGTTGACCTTGCTGGTTCAACTATGAAAAACGCTTTACATCAAAATGGCGCAACTCTTGTGGTTAGCCGATCTGCAATACTTGACCTTTCCGCTGGAGATTACTTGGAAGCTATGTGGGCCGTTGACAGCACCAGCGGTTTTCTTGATGCAACTGCGGCAACGGCGTTTGCACCCGCAGCACCCGCGTCTACTATTGCAATAACGAGGCTGCATGGATAACGAGATTAGCAGATGTCGAAAGTGGATTGAGGCCGCGTTGGAGTATTCCGGCGGCACGCACGACTTTGAAGATATTGTCGCTGGATTGCATCGTGGCGTGTTGCAGTTGTGGCCAACGCCAAAGGGGTGCATAGTAACTGAAATTGTGGTATATCCCAAAAAGAAAGTTTTGAATGTCTTTCTCGGCGGCGGTGAATTGGAGCAGATTTTGGATATGCACAGCGATGTGATAGCATGGGCTAAGGCGCAAGGCTGCTCCGCCCTAACAATGTCTGGCCGCACTGGCTGGAAGAAACCATTAAAGGCGCATGGCTGGAAAGCTCAACACGCCTCATACGTCAAGGAGTTCGCATAATGGCTGGCGGAAAAGGTGGATCAACAACCTCAACGGTTACAATCCCAGAATACATTGAGGCCGCTGCACAGCGCAACCTGAACAAAGCTGAGCGTATTTCGCAGATCGGCTATACGCCGTATTACGGTCCAGACGTTGCAGCGTTTACACCCATGCAGCAGGCTGGCTTTCAGAACGTAGCTGACACGGCTGGCGCGTTTGGCATGGCGGGCGGGGGCATGTCCCAGCAAGACATTATGGGCGGCATGGGTCCGGCGACAACTTACGAAGGCGGCGTGCAGGGTTATTCCTCCGCCCCAATCTATGAGCAGGCCTTGCAGACATTGGGTGAGCGTCGTCCCGGCCAGAAGGCTTACATTGATAGCTTCTTTATTGACCCGTATTCCGGCGGAGATGCTGCGAATAACTTTGTTCCGATTGATTATACGCAATATAGCACGGCTGCTCAGGATGCCCGCACTCGCGAGGCCGCTGATCGCGATGCCATGTTGATGGCTGAGCAAATGCGTATGCAAGGTTCCGCTTTGTCTGCACCTCAGTACAATACATATGTTACATCAATTCAGGAAGCCATCAACGACACAAGCTACGATCCCAGAATTGACGTTTTGACACCAGAGCAGCAAATTATGATCCAGAACAACCCGCAGGCTCAACTTGCTCAGGAAGACTTGGCTATGGGCATCACTGGAGATGCTAACAGCAACATTGTTGATACGGCCAAGGGTCTACTAAATATCGAACCTTCTTTTGACAGCCCGTCTAGCGCAGGCTCATACGGTGGCTCTCTTGTTACCGGGGGGCTAAGCGGCAATCTCACCGGAATTCCCGGCATTACTGGAAACATAGCTGACAATATTGTTGCTGCTGTTGCTCCAGAGTATGCAGTGGAGCTGCAAGGTCAAAACTTTGCTGAGTCTGGTGGATCCATTTACGATCC